GTGGCGGTCACGTCGAGGGTCCGGTTCGGTGCCCAACACCTGTTCACCGACAACCCTCAGCAGACGTTGGCTTTCCTGGCGAACGCTGTCGACGGGTACGTGAAGCAGCCGGGCCGGGACACTGTGGCACTGAACGTCTCTCGGGACCCAGCGAAACCGACGTGGGCGAGAGTGCCCAAGGGTGCTCACACGTGCAGGTTCTGTGTGATGCTCGCCAGCCGAGGGCCGGTGTATTCGAGCCGGTTCGATGCTGGCGGAGACGCCCACCGGTTTCACGGTCACTGTGACTGTGTTGCTACCCCGTTCTGGCGCGGCGACCCGCTGCCTGACGGGTATGACCCGCAGGAGTTGTACCGCCAGTACAAGGCGGACCGCTCTGAAGCTCTCTGACACCCGCACGGGTGCCAGTCAACGGCCACGCGCTGTGTGTGGCCTCATTTCCCGCACGGGAGGAATCAGCCATGTCAGACGAACCAACCCCCTCCGTTGAGGCGGAGCCACCCCCCACCGCTACGCCGAGCCCGAAGCCGGAAACGGACTGGAAGGCCGAGGCCCGCAAGTGGGAGGAACGAGCCAAGGCGAACAAGGGGGCGGCTGAGCGTCTCACAGAGTTGGAGGAGGCCGCTAAGTCGGATCTCCAGAAGGCTTTGGAACGTGCCGAAGCGGCTGAGGCCGAGTCGGCTGCGCTGGCTGCGCAACGCCAGTTGGATGCGTGGAAATCGGAGGTGTCGACCGCCACCAACATCCCCGCCCATGTGCTGGCAGGTTCGACGCTTGAGGAACTGGAGGCGCACGCTTCCGCCATCCGGGCGCTGATAGCTGACCAGGGGCCCGCCGCGTCGGTCGGCCCCTACGTGCCGAGCGAAGACCCAGGGGCGTCGACCTCCGGGTTGGGCGGCCCCGCCCAGGTGTTCGCGGCACACCTCACCAAACAACGCGGGCGTTAGCCCAGAAAGAAGGGAGCCGTCATGGCTACTACCTCGTCGAATGTCCCCTCGGGTCTTCTGCCCGAGATCGTTACCGCCCCGATCTTCGCCAAGGCTGCGGAGTCGTCTGCGGTCATGCAGCTCGCCCGTCGGGTGCCGCTGTCGTTGACCGCGCAGACCTCGGTGCCTGTCCCGATGGACGTTCCCACCGCAGGGTGGGTCGCTGAGGGTGCCGCTAAGCCGGTGTCCTCGTCGGCTGTCGGGATCAAGCAGATGCAGGGCAAGAAGGTCGCGCTGCTGCTGCCCGTGTCGCAGGAGGTTGCGACCACGAACGCCGCTGGCCTCTACGACCAGTTGCAGCAGGACCTCCCGGTCGCTATCGCCCGGGCGTTCGACCATGCCGCCATCCACGGCAAGGATCTCCGCACCGGGGCTGCTGGCCCGTTCGGTGACTACCTGCTCGAAACCGGCAACAGCATCGAGCTCGGTACCGCTACCGCATCCGCTGGTGGCATGTACGCCGATCTGGTCGGAGGCGAGAAGCTCGTCACCGACTCCGGCTACGAGTTCACCGGGTTCGCTTCCGACCCCCGTCTGAAGCCGACCCTGAAGCTCCAGGCCGACACCACGGGCCGTCCGGTGTGGGTAGATTCCCCGACCCTCGGCATGGCCGGTGGCGACCTGATCGGCTACCCCGCCTTCTATGGCCGTGGTGTGTCGGGTGCGTACACCCGTGGCGGCAACCTGGTTCAGGTGGTGACCATCTCGGGCACCCCGACCGGTGGCACCTTCACCCTGTCGTGGGGTGGCTCCACTTCGGCTGCGATCGCCTACAACGCCGCCGCCTCTGCTGTGCAGACCGCAGTACGTGCGATCCGGTCCGAGCTGTCGGCCGCTACCGTCACCGGTTCCGCTGGTGGCCCCTACACGATCACCCTCGGCGTGGTCGGCTCCGCTTCGGCTCCGCTGTCCGCTGACGGTGCGCTGCTGACCGGTGGCACCAGCCCGAAGGTCACTGTCGCTCAGGCGACCGGGGTCGACACGAAGCTTCGGGCCATCGGTGGCGACTGGTCGCAGTGCGCTTGGGGCCAGGGCATGGAGATCACCATGAAGGTGTCCGACGTGGCTTCCTTCACCGACGAAAACAGCGTGGTCCGTCACGCCTTCCAGGAGAACCTTGTGGTGCTTCTGATCGAGGCGTACTACGGGTTCGTCGTCGGTGACCCGAACGCCTTCGTCGCCTACACCGACGCTGCCTGACCCGGGCTAGTCGAGCACAGAGGGGCCGTCATGGCTGCACCGTTTGCGTCTGTAGACGATCTGGCCGCTAGGTGGCGGCCTCTCTGTGGCGACGAGTTGGGCAGGGCGTTGGCTGCCCTCGAGGATGCGTCGGCGGTGATCCGCATGGTTGTCCCTGACGTGGACGATCGGGTCGCCGCTGACACACTCGATGCTGATGTGCCACGGATGGTGGCCTGTTGGGTGGCGAAGCGTGCGCTCATCGGGAACGACACGGGCGGCGTGTCACAGCTTCAGCAGACGGTCGGCCCGTTCTCTCAGGGTGCGACCTACACCAACCCGCTCGGAGACATCTACCTGACCCGCCAGGAGAAGAAGCTGCTCGGCGTGTCAGGGCAGAAGGCGTTCACGATCGACACGACTCCACCGGCGGAAACGTGATCCCGCTACCACAGGGGGAACGTGTGGAGGTGTTGCGCCCCGGTTCGGACGTGGACCGCTACGGCGACACCTTGGCCGACTGGTCCACTGTGAGTGCCGCGTCGGTGCTCACCGGGTGCGCTGTCGCGCCGGCCACCTCGACCGAGAACAACGACGGCCGGTCGGCTGTTGTCGACGTGGTGGACGTGTACGCGTCGGCGGATGCTGACGTTCTCCCGTCGGATCGTCTGGTGATCCGTGGTCTGGTCTACGAGGTTGTCGGCAGCCCGGAGGTGTGGCGGTCCCCGTTCACTGGATGGGAGGCCGGGGTGAAGATCACAGCCCGGAAGGTGGACGGTTGATGGCGTCGAACAAGACCACCGTCAAACTGAACGAGTCGGGCATGGATGCGATTTTGACGTCCGATGGCGTGGTGGCTGATCTGTACCGCAGAGGTGAGGCGATAGCGGCTGCGGCGGGGGATGGGTTCGTGGCCCGTGTGAGTCAACGCAGGGACCGTCGTGCCCGTGTCGTTGTCCTCACCGCCACGCCCAGGGCCATGAGGTCAGAAGCGAAGCACCGGACCCTTGTGCGTTCTTTGGATGCTGGCCGTGGCTGACGCTGTGCTGTTCGGAGACACGACGAGCGTGGTGTGCCAGGTGTTGGCCGCTGCACTGGCCGAGCCAGTTCACGCACGGGTCCCTAACCCTCGGCCGTCGACGTTTGTGCGGGTCGAACGCACCGGCGGCCCTGCTGAGAATCTGGTGTCCGATGGTGCGACGATCGTCGTGGAGTCCTGGGCCACCACGGAGGCAGACGCTCACGATCTGGCCCAGCTTTGCCGTAGGGCGCTCAGGCAGGCGACGGCGACCGTTGTTGGCGGCGTGACCGTGTACCGGGTTACCGAAGTGTCAGGCCCTGGCAGGTTGCCCGACCCAGAGTCAGACCAGGCCCGGTATACCCAGACCTTCACGGTCCGGGTGCGCGGGGCATGACCACATCACACAAGGAGGCCGTGCCGATGCGCATAGCTCTTGCATATCCGTTCGACGGGCATGGACCCGACGATGAGATCGAAGTCGACGCTGACCTTGGCCGTCAGTTGATCGGTGACGGCCGAGCTCGGCCCGTTGCCGCCAGCCCGCTCACCAAACCAACCAAGAAGGAGCCCACCGATGGGTAACGTTGCCAACCCCCGAGTCTGGTTGGGTGCCGAGGTGTTCGTGGCACCTGTCGGGACCACCGCACCGACCGATGTTTCCACGGCGTTGAACGTCGCGTTCAAGTCGCTCGGGCTGCTGTCTGAGGACGGCCCTGAAGACGACTACGAGCAGGATTCCACGGACCTGTTCGCTCAGGGTCCTGACAGCGTGCTGTTCGTGCGTACCGTCACCTCGAAGCACAAGCCGACGATCAAGGTCGTGGCCGTGGAGGACAACAAGACGGTGAGGGCCTTGCGGTTCCCTGGGTCGTCTGCGTCGTTCACGTCCGGCGTGACGACCACGAACAAGAAGGCCCCGACCTCCGATCAGCGGGCTTTCGTGATCGAGCAGCACGACGGCACGACGATCCGCCGCCGGGTGATCCCCCGTGGTGAGGTTGTGGAGCGCACCACCCTCCAGGACGCTCCCGATGACATGGCCGGGGTCGAGTTCGTGATCGCTGAGTATTTCGATGCCAACGGTGTGTACGAGATCGAGTTGTCGAACGACGCACAGCAGGACCCGACCTGAGTTGTTGGTCCGGTCAGTTTCCGAGCGGGTGCTGACCGGACCAACAACCCCAACCCGCTCAAGCAATGGAGAACCCGCTCATGTCCAAACGTCACAAGCATCCACCCGTCAATCTGCGGGACTTCCTCGACCGCCAGGAGCGGGAGGGGTGTGTCCCGGTCCAGGGCACGTCTGAGACGTGGCTGATCCGGCCACCACAGTTGTTGAGTGACGACGACTACCGGGCGTTTGTCGCGTCTGACGACGAGGTGGAGCAGGCCAAGCTCATGATGGGTGAGGCCGACTACGAGGCGTTCGTCGCTGATGGTGGGTCAGCGATGATCCTCGGCATGATTCTCGCTGAGGCGCTCGAGGCCGAGCAGGCCGAGCAGGGTGCGTCGGCGGGGGAATCCGGGGCCTCATCGAGTTCCTGACGGAACACGGTGGGGCCGTGGAGGCCGATCTGTTGCGGTTCTACGGCTTGGACTTGTGGGCCGAGTTGACGGGGCCGAGGTTGCGGTGGGGCCGTCTGCGGGTGCTGTTGGAGCATCTGCCGAGGGACGCCGCGACGGTGCGGGCCCAAGCGGGGGAGCAAGCCTTGTGGGGACCCGCTGAGCAACTGTTGGCTCTGGCGGTCGATGCGTTGCATGTGGCGAACTGGCAGCGCTCAGACCCGAAGAAGGCTGGCAACACGCCACCGAAACGTATCCCCACGCCGTTCACGCCGAAGCGTGGAGCGGACCGGGGCGAACTGTTGGCACGACTAGCGGGAAGGAACAGTGATGGCGACTGAGCTAGCAACCGCTTACGTATCTCTGTTGCCTTCGATGCGGGGCGTGAAGTCCACTGTCGCCAAGGAGCTCGGGGACGCCGGTGAGGAGGGTGCGGCCCGCACTGAGCGGGCGTTCTCGAAGCACGCTGGGAAGGTCGGGGCGTCGTTCAAGACGGCGCTGAAAGGTGCGGCTGTTCTCGGTGGGGCTGCGTTCGGTGCCGCTGCGCTGGGCGCCAAGGCGGCGCTGGATTCGGCCAACGACTACCAGGAGTCGGTCAGCAAGATCGACGCTGTGTTCGGCGGGGCTCAGGCGAAGAAGATTGAGGACTGGGCGGCTAGTGCAGCGGTCGGGTTCGGGCAGTCGAAGGCGCAGGCGGTGCAGGCCGCGGGCGACTACGGGAACCTGCTCACGTCGTTCGGGTTGACCGCTGACGCATCGGCCGACATGTCGATGAACATGGTCCAGTTGGCGTCGGATCTCGCATCGTTCAACAACACCAGCCCCGAGGATGCGCTCGCCGCGTTGCGGTCTGGTCTGACCGGTGAGACCGAGCCGCTGAAGCGTTTCGGCATCGCTCTCGACGATGCGAGCCTGAAGGCGAAGGCGTTGGAGATGGGGATCGCTGACGGTAAGTCGGTGCTCACCCCCGCTCAGAAAGCGCAGGCGTCCTATGCGTTGATTCTGGAGCGCAGCGCGAACGCCCAGGGGGATTTCGCTCGCACGTCGACGGGCGCAGCAAACCAGCAGCGGATTTTCGCGGCCCGGATTGAGGACCTGAAACTGAAGGTCGGCCAGGCGTTGTTGCCGGCGCTGAACAAGTTGTTGCCGGTGATCGGGTCGCTGATCGACAAGGCGGGGCCGTTGATCGACAAGGCCATCCCGATGATGCGCCAAGGGTTCGAGTCCATTAGCGCCTGGTGGCAGGCGAACGGGCCTGCCATCTCGGCGACCGCTACGAAGGTGTTCGGTGCGGTCACCACTGCGTTTCAGGCGTGGGTCGGGTTCGTGCGACAGAACTGGCCGACGGTTTCGGCGATCATCACCAAGGGTGCGCAGACCGTGAAGACGGTTATCGGCGGGCTGGTGTCGGTGGTGACCACGCTGTGGGACAACTTCGGCAACAACATTCTGGAGTTGGTGCGCCGGATCTGGCCGAACATCCGTCAGATCATCGAGGGCGTGATGAACGTCATTCAGGGGATCATCAAGACGGTCACGTCGCTGATCAAGGGTGATTGGGCGAACGTGTGGGAGGGGCTGAAGCAGGTGGTTCACGGGGCGTGGAACGCCATCCTCGGGATCATCAAGGGTGCGGCGGAGCTGGTGCGGTCCGCTGTGGGCGTGGTGGCCGAGGTGATCGGGTCGGTGTTGAAGAGCGCGTGGAACGGTGTTTCGACGTGGTTCTCTGATCGGTTAGACGAGTTCGTCGGGTTCTGGCAGGCGTTGCCGGGGCGGATCTCGGCGCATTTCGTCGGCATGTTCAACGGGATCAAGGATGCGTTCAAGTCTGCGGTGAACTGGGTGATCCGCCAGTGGAACAACCTGAGTTTCACGATCGGTGGCGGCGAGATCATGGGTAAGCAGTTGCCGTCGGTCACGTTGGACACGCCGAACATCCCCGAGTTTCACGCGGGCGGTGTGGTGCCTGGCAGGCCGGGGCAGGAGGTGTTGGCGTTGTTGCAGGCGGGGGAGACGGTGCGCACCCGGGAGCAGGAGGCCGGGCTTGGTGCGGGTATCACGTTCGGTGACATCAACATCAACGGCGGGAAGGGTGGCGTCGGTGCGGCGACCGACATTGTGAGGTCGATGAAGACGGCTATGTGGCTTGGGGGTGTGGCGTGAACGCCACGGAGGTTGCGGCGTGGAAGGCCCAGGGCGAGTTGTTCGTCGGGTCGGTGTCGTTGATGTGTCCGGCGTGGGCGGTTATCGACGTGTCGCCGCTGCGGCAAGGTGCGACGCATCGGGGTACTGACGTGTTGATCCCAGGCGTGGCGGGGCGGGTTGGGATGCCGAGACGTAAGGACGCTACGGCGTTCCAGTTGCCGATGGTCATTGATTGCACGGTGGACCGCACCGGTGCGGCTACGGCCTCTGTGCCTGCCGGGCTGATGGTGAACGTCGACTATCTGGAGGCGAACGTGTCGGGGCCGGTGGCGACCGGAACCGGGACGAGAACGGTGACGCTCGGCTCGAAGTCTGGGGCGGCTCATGTGTCGATGCAGTTGGGTGAACAGATCGGCCCGTTGCGGCGGGCTGTGCTCACACTGGATTTCCCTGGCGGTGGGATCGTCTGATGTTCGGGCACATCGACACGGTGCTGATCCGATGGCGTGACGGGTTCGTGGCCGTCCCTGAGACCGCTGGCGGCCGCGAGCGGTACATCGAGGTTCGTGGGTTGGCGAGCCGGGACGACGCCGTAGCTCTCGGTGAGGCGTTGTTGGAGGCGTACAACGGCACCAGGGGGACGACGGCGGTGACGGGGCATGTGTGGAATGGTGCGCAGCAGCCGGGCGGCGGGTTCTGGTTGCTGGATTCGATGGACGGCCAGCGGGTCCAGTCTGTGTCCATCGGTCACGACGACGAGGGCTACACGGTCGTAACCCCCGAGCTCGGCGATCCGCTGCGTCTGCGGCTCGAGGAGCTGGAACGGCGGATCGCACGTGCTGGGACCCCGGTGCAGTCCGAGTGGGCTAGCCCATACCCGGAGATCAAGACCGCGGACCCGATTGATACGACGATCCCAACATTCACCGGTTCGTACGCTCCGGGGATCGGCTGAGATGGGTGTCACGCGGAACATTGACGGTGCTGCTGGCACGGTGATGTTGACCCCGT